TTCAAAGCGTTCTTTCATTTCAAGCTGTTCATTTCGACCTCTCTGCAATAGAAAGAACTCGTGAAAAGTCAAGCTCCAAAACTCTTTGGGTAGTAAGCCAAAACCGTAAGCAATGGCTTCTAGATCATCCCAGTCTATTTTTTCTTTTGAGGAGTTTTTTTCTCCTCTTTCTCGTTTCCCTCATCTTTGAATTTTGCAGAAAACTGTTCTCCAAAAACATCAAAACACTTTTGCAGTGCTTCAAAGTCCTCATCTAAAATATCTGCAATATCTTCAATTGTCAAATCAAAATCTTTTCCAGCTACTCTAGCACCATCTTGCAATCCAGCAAGGATAAGCTGACAAGCATCATCTAAAGATATGTCTTGACCTAATTTGTCAAGGTCTTGCAAACTTGTGTTTGTTCTTTTACAATAAATTCTAAGAGCGTTCATTCCGAATCTAATCGGATAGTCTTTTTTATTAAGTATTACTACTTCAAACATTTTCGTTGGTATTAAAAGTTAAGTTAGTGAGGAGAGCCGAAGCCCATCCCCACCAACGAAATAAATTAAACAGCGTTTTTAGTCAACTCCCCAGTGGATTCTATTGACATTGAATAGGTCGGGGCATCTTCCACCCCTCCAGTAACTTCTAATGAAGTAACAAATCCCTCTCCAGTGAATGTGTAACCTTGAGGACTTGATAAAGCAAAAGTAAAATCTACCTTGTTTCTATTATACATAAAATCAAAGATTTCATCTGGGTCTGTTGTTGTTCCAGCTGAAATAAAGTCCATTAAACCATCTGCTGAAATAGAAAAACTTCTTTGCCCAGAAAGAATATCTCTCCAGCCGCCCGAATCTTTTGTGCTAGTATCTATCGTGTCGGCGTTAATCGATAGAGTGCAGCTTGTTGAGTGAAGTAATTTTAACTGTGAGCCACCATCAGCAGCCAAAGTAACAATCAGTTCACTTCCATTGAAAATTGCCATTTTTTTTAGTTTTAATTGTTATTATCTAGTTCTACCGATTTTGGCTCGGTTTCTTTTTTTGATTTTTTTGGAGCATCCAAAGCTCCAGCGTATTTTAAGCATCTATATTCTTTCGTTGAAAGTTCGTATGTTTTACCAGCTTCGAAAACTCGATCCCTTACCTTAAAATCTTTATATACTTTGCGTTTCATATCTTATCTATTTATGTTAAATCTGAAATCCATTGCAACATAGTGGATTCCGTTTTCTCCAAATGAATCATCATAAACATCATTGGCATCTTCAAAAAATATCTTGTCAATAATTACTCCAGCATAAGTTCCCGAAACATAGTCAAGAGCCGTTCTTATTTTAGCAGCTAAATCTTGCGCTTCTGAGTAGCTTGTACCAAATCCAGTAATTTGACATCTTACATAGTCGTAAGTTGAAACTCCGTTTTTTGTGTTGTTAGGAGTTGTATCAATTACAAAGTAAGTGATTGCTGGCATTCTTTCATCAAACTGAACTTTTTGTGGAAAGATTCTAGTTGCAACAATTGCAGCAACATCACTATCATTTGCGAGTATGTTATATATTGCTTTCCCAACTGCCATTACAATCCTTTCTTTTTAAATCTTCTATCAATAATGCTTCTTAAACTTGGAATAATTGAATTTGCAACCTGTTGGCCCGTTTCTTTTAAAGTCTTATCTAAATATCTTTCTCCCCCTTTTCCGTTTTTACCATATTCTAAATAGTACATATATCCAGTTGGGAGCTTACTGTTTTGTTTTCCAGTGGATGTTTTTCTCGGACCTACTCCAACAATCGGAGCTTTGCTTTTAGCTGTTTTTACATTGAAAAGTCCGATTGACTTATACAGATTCCCACTATCTCTGTGGTCTTTCAAGTATCTTTTTAATGTTTTTACTGATGGCTTCAATGCTTTTCTCATTGCTTGTCGAACTATAGTCTTTGTTCCTCTATCAAAAGGCAGAAGTTTATCCAAGTCCTTTTGGATTTGGCGCAATTCTTTTTCGTTAACTTTAAGCTCTATCATTCTGCATCAGTTGTTTTTTCCTCTACGCTTAAAATCAACCCTTCTTTTCTTCCTATTTCTTGAATGGAACGAATCCACCACTCTTTTGAATTATAATAAATAAAATTCTTTGGAGAAATTTGCAAGTCGCTTCTATATCTTATTGTTACTTTAGCAGGACTCTCTCCGATGAAAGTGTCTGCTTCAAAACCAGCTTTTCCCTTTTGAAACTCAAACCTTGCCCAAACACTTGCTAAATCACTTGTCGTTCTAATCCTTTGACCATAAGCATCAGTGTCAAATGTGCCTTGTTTAATCACTACCAGTCTGTCGAGCTTACCAATATTCATTATCCTTGCACTCTATATGGCATTAATAAAAATTCGGCAGATTGTGGAATCTCTTTGTAAGTTCTATCGCTTACGGTTTGTCTTGTTTCGTAATAAGTTCCAACCATCAACAGAACAGCTTGCTTGATAGGTGCTGGAACTTGAGAAGCTGCTCCAAAGCCAAGAGTAAAATCTACAGTTACTGCATTTGGTTTGTCGAATGTGCTTGGAATAGTTGCATCAGGCGCAAAGTAAATTCTTGCAGGTTTTATACTACCATCTCCAAAATAATTAGCAGCAGCTAAAGTTTGTGAAGCATTGTTCTCATCAGAATAAGTGATTGAGTTTACTGTCAAAGTTCGTAGCGTTCCTTTTAATAGATTAAAATAATCTGGAAAAGCATCAATATCTAAAAACCAAGACTGCTCCATTATAGCCAGATTCGTGTAATTTTCAGCAGCTAAAGTGGCAACATCAATGAGCGTTCCAATATAAGTATCATCAGCAGTGAATGAACTATCAATGCGCAAATGTGTTTTTGCTTCTGCAACAGATACGGGTGTTAGTGTTGGAGCTGTTTTCAACCTCAATTTTCCATAACCTGTTGTTACTGCAATACCTAAATCTGTGTTAGTAATCATATCTTTTGTTGGTAAAAATGGAGGAGAGCCAAAACCCTCCTCCAATTATCAAATCAATTATGCATTGTCAATTTTAACAAAAGCAGTTGAGTTTTGTACTGCATCACCATCTACAAGAGAAGTGATAACATAACGAGGCTCACCAGTTCCAGCATTAGTGTAGATGTCATAAATCACATCTAAACCACCAAACTGAGCAATGTGAACTTTCGAGAAATCTCCTAACATATAGTTTGTTCCAGAACCAGAACCAGCACCAACATTTGAAGAACTGAATGCAAAGTAGCCTAAGAAAGACTTGTCAACATTGTCGTAAGCTGGAGAAACAGAAGAAACTTGAGCAAGTTGCTTAGCTTCAGATAATGCACCTGAATCTAACAACCAAGCCATTCTAGCTCCTTGTAAGTTAACTCCGTTTCCTAATAAAGTAGCTTCCATATTTAAAAGCTCAACAATAGTAGGAGCAGTACCAGCAACAGATTGAGTTGCAGCATCTAAGAAAATAGAAGTAGGAGCATTTCCTAAATCACTATCTCCTAACAATGCAAGCTCTAATTGTGCAGCAACACTTTCAGCCATATTTCTTCTCAAAGCAGCTTCGATAGATGGGTTTTGAGTTATTGCCTCAGCAGAAACATTAACAATAGAAATACATTTCTTTGGGCTTAATGTTACGCTAGTAGCAGTACCATTTGCAGCAGGAGCAGAACCACCAGTTTCAGCAACGAAACCAGAGTTGATGTCGCTAAATACTGGGAACTTCATATTAGAGATTCCTGAGTAAAAGTTAGCACCAGCAGAAGCAAGAACTAAGTTTGCCTCTAGTTGGTCAGTCCAAGCCATAACCTCAGTAGCGTTTCCAGCAGCAGTTCCAACAGCAGCACGAGTTAAAACAGATGCAGGGATTCCGATACCTTTGAACGATTGTCCAGTGTAACGAGCCTCGTTTCTAGCTTCTTGGTCCATCTCTTTAACTAGACCTTCCAAACGACCAGATGCAGCTTGTTCCATAGCTTTTGCAAAAGAAAACTCACGAATTTCTTTCGGAGTGTTTTCTTCAGCAACAGGCTCTGATTTAGCAGCTTTGTTTGCTTGTAATGCTTCAAAAGAAGCAGCACGCTTAGCCATACCCTCTAAAGAGTTAGCTTTTTCATTAAGAGAATCAAACTCTGTTGTTTCAGCTTCTGTAAGCTCACGACCTTCAACTTTCGCTGAGTCAACGATTGCTTCCATATTTTCAACAACTGAAGCTCTCTCCTCTGTGTAGAATTTAGATGTTTTCATCTTTTTTTCAGTTTTTAAAATTATTACTTTTTATTTATGATTGACAAACGCAACTCAGCGAGAGAGCGTTTAGTTAAATCCATATCTTCCTTCTCTCTTTCTTCCTTCTCTTTTTCAAGGTTCTCTTTCATAACCTTTTCTTCTTCTTGTTGTTTCCACGCTTCCATTGAACGAAGTGCAACAGTTTTAGCTTCATTATATGCTGGATAGCTGACAAGTGAAATATCTGCTAACATAGAAACTTTGTTGATAGTTCGGATATTCATTCCATCTCGAACTTCCCAAGAGTCATCTTCAACAACAAAAGCAAAAGAACTTTGATTGATTGTTCCGTTTCTCATAAGTTCTACTAAATCACGACCTAAAGAAGTGTTTGCAACTCTTGCTTCATATTTCAAGCCTCTTTCATCAGTAGATAAACGAAGCGTTCCGTTTGTTG